CAACCGCGGCACCCGCAGTCGCCACGCCTGCACGCGTCGGCGTGGTCGCGACCAGTGTTGCCATGCCCGCACTCCCTACTGTCTACTGTGTAGTGTCGGCGATGTCGTCCGACACGGTGAATTTGGCCGACCAGGCAATGTGATCAGCCACCGGGTTTGTCTCCACGTACTCGGCCACGAACGCGGAGAACGTCTCCAGCGGCTTGCCCACGCCAGTGCCCTCGGGCTTGCGCGTAACCGTTGTGATGGTCCCAACGAGCGGCCGGAGCGCGGCACGCGGGCCCGTCGATACGGTGTTGTCGTACTTGCCCGAGCAAGTGAACTCGCTCTTTTTCAGCGTGTCATCCCCGGACACGTGGGCAGCCTTGCCGTACCCGGTGACGTCGCTCTCGTCCGCGCCGCGGGTGAGCTGCGAAGTATCGCAGTACGGGCTGATGTCCTTCGCGTTCACGGTGATGACCGTGTGCCGACCATGCACGGTGCTCATGACGTCCCCTTGCCACTAATGTCCAATGTGAACAGTGCACCCATGTACATGACCGTGGCGACACTCACCGGATCGAACTCGATCTTCCGTACGTGCAGCTCATCGAAAGCGGTATATGACCCGCTCTCCAGTACGGCCTTAATCGACTTCTCGCCGTCACCATCGCAGTACGCACCGAGCTGGTTCTGCGCAGCACGGTCCGACACCTTGCCCACCACGACGACAAACGGCAGCGTCATCCGGTCCAAACCACGGCCGTAGGTCTGGTCAAACTCGATGGTGTCCGGGTAGTCCACCCACGCGCCAGGCGGCGTCAGCTTCGGCGGGGGGTACCGGAACACGCGCAGTCCGGCGATGGTGTCCGCGCGGTCACCCACCTGATCCATCACATCGGCCAGGTTCATCAGCCTGCCCCCCACCAGCGCACGTAGTCAGCGAGGGTGACCCCGACGTCGGGGTCCAGCCGGGCCAGCAGCCGCACCTCCGAGCCCTGGTCAGGGGAGCCAGCAACGCCGCCGGGTGCATCGCGGCGCCACGCCAACCGGTTCGCCTGGAGCAGGGTGGCCTGCTTCACCGCGACAGGAAACGCCGGCCAACCCCACTTGTCGGTGGTGACTGTGACCTCGTTCTCCGTGCGCCCAGTAGGTTGGTTGGCCGACTCAGGCTTGACGATCAGCCGCTCGTACACCTTGCCGTCCAACAGCGCGTTGACCGGTTCCAGGTCGAACGCATCAATCGGACCCGCCGCGACGGCAACGGTCAACCCGGCGGCGTCGTACAGGTCATCGATCTCCACCACGCACCGACGACGACGGCGGTCCCAGCGAGCGGAGTAGCGACGCGCCTGCGAGGCGTCGACCTTCCCGAACTGACGGCTAGTGTGTCTGTCGACGGCGCGGGAGGATGCCGCGATGGCCATGGCAAGGAACGCATCATCGAGCGTCTCGGTGCTACGGGTCGCGTAGTCCCGTAGCTCCGTGAGCGTGATGTAATCCGGCTTCCACGCCATCGCGGCCGTTCCCTCCCCCACTCCGTCAGGCGGCGTTAGCCTGCGCGAGCGCGTACGCCTTGCGGTTCTGGATGTTGCCGTCCGCCCGCTCCCACGCCACGTACTCCACCTGACCGAAGTTCGCTCGCGTGTACGGGTTGACGATCATCGTGAAGTTCGCGACCCGACGGATGGTGTACGCCTCACGGAGCTCACCGAGGACACCCCACCGAGCGTTCAGCGTGCCCGAGTTCGGGAACCCCTGGTCGATGGTGACCGGATAGCCGAGCAGCTCCCGGGTCGGGCGACTACCGATGCCGGCGGACTGCTGCGGGTCGACCAATGGCCGACCAGTAGTGTCAACGATCGCGCGGATTTTCTGCCAGGTGTTCTTGTTGAACGCCCACCGGGCACTGTTCTCGTACGACGGGTCAAGCGCAGTCTCGATGTCCAGGAGCTTCTGGTACGTGATGGCGTTGCCGGCGGCCAGGATCACATCCGCTGTCAGCCCGGCATGGGCGATTCCGAACGGCATTCCGGTGCCGGTACCAGTCACCCAGTCCGCGGCCTGCTTGCGGGCGATGCGGGTCGCCAGCGCGCGGGCCAGCAATGCCTCGATATCGAACTCGCTGTCCTGGAGCAGCTCGACGCTGACCCGCAGACCGGCGTTGGCGTCCGCGCCCGTGCTGGTGTACTTGTACGCCTTGAGTACGACCGTGCCGAACACCAGATCAGTCCCCGTGGTGAACGCCGCTTCCTCAGCCGTGATCGCGCCCACCGATGCGGTGTCGTCCACCGACGGGTACTCCACATCCCCGCCGCGTTCGGTGTCGAACGAGTCGACCTCCCCGGCCAGACCACCGAACGACTTGAGCACCTCGATCAGTTTCTGGCGGAACTGCGGCGAGACCAGGTACCCACCCTCGGAATCGGTGCCAACCTGCTGCGCGTTCATCAGGTCGCCGTTGGGTCGACCGGTGCGCAGGTAGGCGTTGAACGCTTGGTTGTAGGTGTCGTCCCGCTGAACGTGGCCGACGTGCGCGACCGCGGCCAGGTCACCGGGAACCGGGGTCTCGTACGCTGCCTGCCGACGCCGGATGTTCTCCGAGCGGCGAGCGGCGGCCAGCGCGGATTCCAGCCGCTCGTACCGAGTGGCCTCCGCGTCGGTCAGCGCCCTGGTGTCGGTGTGCTCGGCCAGCGCCGACATCTCTTCCATGATCTCATCGATCGTCACCGGGACCGGGGTCTCGGCCGGCTCCGGTGCCGGCGGCACAGCCGCGGGAGGCGTAGCCGGGGCCGCTGGCGTCTTGGGCGGAGCGCCCGGAGCATTACGCTGCCTGCCAGACATCGGTGTCACTTTCCTTTCGTGGTGGTGTTGGTGCGCGTAACCGGCTGGCTGCGCTTGGCGGACGGGAGTCGGCGCCGCAACTCACACTGGTGGTAGCGCCACGCTTCGGACGGAGTGAGCGGACGGCCGTCCTCCGGGATGCCGGTCATCTCGGCCAGCAGCTCATCGTCGGTGGCGCCATGCACCCAGCCGGCGTACTCGTCCTGGAATCCCTGCCAGTCTTCCTTGGTGGCAGTGTGCTCGTCAGGCGGTGTCGGAGCAGGCATTTCAAGCAACCTCTTTCAGGTAGGCGCGAGCGCGCAACGTGGCCAATTGGGTCCGCGGGGCGACGCCGGCCACGTCGTCAACGTCGCTATCATCTGTGTCGATATCGTCGGCGATAGCCTCATCGGCCAGCCCTACCTCAGCGGCACTGACCGCGGAGTACCAGGTCTCGGCGCGCATCGCGGCCCGCCAGTCGGCTACGGCGCCGCCGGCCCGACCGGCGTAGATCGCGGCGATGTTGTCCGAGACGCGAGCGAGCTGCGTTGCCGACTCCAGGTGGTCAACCTCATTGCCGAGCGTGAGCATCAGCGCATCGTGGATCATCAGTTGGGAGTGCCGGTTCATCGTCCGGTGCTCGGCGGCTTGCAGGATGAACGACGCGGCGCTTGCGGCCCAACCGTCCACAATGGCCTCCACCCGGGCAGGGTGGTCCCGTAGTCCATTGAAAATGGTCAACCCGTCGTAGAACAGTCCACCGGGGCTGTTGATATGCAGCTCGATGGTCGGCGCGGTGATGTCGCGCAGGTCCCGGACGAACTCGGCCGCGGAGACACCCCAGTCACCAATGACGTCGTACAGCTCGACCACCACCCGGTCTGCGGCGGCGTTGCGGATGCCGTACCAGGCGCCGGGTCGGCCGGTCGGCCGGTGGTGGTTTAGCAGCGTGGCGGGCAGCAGCTCGCGGACCCTCATACCGGCGCCTCCTGCATGTCGTCCTGCTCCGTCCCGCCCGACGCCGGGGCCGGGGCCGCGAGGTCATCGCCACCGGGGACCGGCCCGTAGCCAAGCCGCGCGCGCGCCTCGTTCACGGTCAGGATCGGCCGGCCGGTCTGTTTGAGCAGTAGACCGATCTCGACTTCCGGTGTCGGCCGGTTCCATTCGGTGTAGTCGAAGCGCACCGACCGGGGGCGAGCCAGTCGGCGCGAAAGCCGCTGTTCCAGCCGAGACGTCCAGTGCGACAGCGTGTACCGGCTAAGACCCCGGTTCTGCTCCTGAACGCCGGTGCCCCAGCTCGTCTGCTTCTCCGTCTGCATCAGCAGATGCGGCGGCACCCCGGTAAACCGGGAGATCTCCTCGATCTGGAACTGTCGCGACGGGAGGAACTGCGCTTCCTCGTTCGTCTGCTGCCACTTCTGTAGCTTGATCCGCCGATTGATGACCGCGATGGCGGAGGCGTTCTCCCACCCAGCAGTCTTTAAGTCAAGATCAGCCTTGATCGCCTTCGCGTCCTCCGGTCCCCACTGCTCGCCTTCCTCCGGAGTGCACAGGCCGGACATCAGCGCGCCGTCGGAGAACATCTTTCCGGCCGCCCGGTCGCCGGCCACCGCGATCCCCAGCGCGTTACGGGCCACCTGAATCAGCCCGATCCCGGCCTGACCGTCCATCGACAGCGCAGGGCAGTGCGTCAGGTCAACGCCATCGGTGTACACCCGACGCGACCCGTCCAGCAGCGTCACGGTGAACTGCCGGAGCGGCGGCACCCGAAGCTGCGAAGCGTCCCGCGGCAGCGGGAGCGGCTGTACGCCCGATGGGTGGACTGGCACCATGCCGGCCAAACCCCCGCCAGCGTTGAAAATGTGGACCAGGAAGGCCCGGCCGTGCAACATCTGATGAGCGAAGACGGTCTGCTTCCATTCGAACGGGGTCATGTCGACCACCGCGCCGGGGTCATCGAACACTGAGGGGATCTGGGTCACCACGCCATCGACCACCCGAACCGTGTTCAGCGGGAGCTGTGCCGCGGTTCCGCTGACCAGGTTGACCGCGCGCCACACCGCGGACAAGCCGAGCGCGGTCGACTCCCCGACCGCAACCCCCGACCAGTTGCCGGATCCAATCCGGAAGTACTCGGCCAACGCCGGGTCGGAGATCGAAATCAAGTCCGCGGGCGCCTCACGCCTATGCCACGGCCACCACCTCACGCCGCGAGCATACCCTACCTATCCTATCCGACCCGTAAGGTAGGTAGGATATCTCAGCGCCGCACGGTCACCACCGCCAGCGGCGGAAGCTCACGCCGCGAGCGGCAGTCAGTGACCGCCCACACGGCAGCCTTCACCGCGTCAGCCGGCGTGGACGACGTCATCCGCGGCCCATCCGCACCGGGCATCGTCCGCGCTGACAACACCTGGCCGGTCAGGTGCGCGCCCCCGTCATGGCGCATCACGTCCTCGGCCAGCAGCCGGCGCAGCTCCTGTACCGCGGCCCCCGTCCGCAGCCCATGGCCCTTACGCACCCGCACCCCCGCCAGTGACGGATCCCCCAACAGGCTTGCGCCGACCGTCGCCACGCCCACGAACCCGGCCACCTTCAACGCCTCCGCGGCCTCCGATAGGTCCACCAGACCCGCGACCGACACCACGGCCCGCCCCCCCGCCCGCCATGCCAGGGCCAGCGACACCCCCTCGCCGAACCACGACTCCACCGCAGCGGCGACCGGGGGACCGGCCGGAACCTCGGTCACCAGCGCCGCCCAGTCCTGCGCCGACACGACCGCATCGCCGCGATCTTCCGGCGGCGTGTCGAGTCGCCACACGTTCAGGTACTGCGCCATGAATCCCTGCATCGGATCGGGATCATCGGCCTGCGGGTCGGTCTCGCCGGCCAGCGCCGCCGCGTACTTCGCGGCGATCATCCGTCGCCGATCCTCCGACCAGTGCGGAGACGCCGCCCGCCACACCTCCGGGCTGCCCGGGTCCGATCCGGCCGGCGCTCCCCACATCAGGAGCAGGGTCTCGCCATCATCGATCATCATCGCGTCTCGGATCCGCTGTTTCATGGTCGATCTGGCCCTGCGGTGCGCCGTTGAGGTCATATGCAACTGCGCCCATAGCCGCTCCAGCATCGCCGGTTCCAGTCCCTCGCTGACCGTGTCCGGTTTGACGTCCCACGCCTCATCGACCACGGCCAGACCCGCGTCCCAGCCGTACACACCGTCCTGCGAGCGAACCAACCACCGGCTCCCATCGGTGGCCTCGATCGCCTCCTTGCCGTTCGCCCTGGTAACCGTCCAGCCCCGGGCCTCAGCCCACCGCCACGCCCCCCGCTGGATCTCCCGACAGATCGGCAGGTCATTGCCGCAGTGCACAACCGTCTGCACCTCGCCGATCAGCTCGGCGTGCGCCATCCGCCACAACGCCACGCCGCGGATCCGTACGCTCTTGCCGGCTCGCCGCGGGCACGACTCCACCACCGACCGCCAGAACAGCGACCCGTCGGCACGGTGCTCTAGCTGGCGCACGACGGCCAGACGCTGCCACCAGCGGAACCGTATCGATAGCTCTGACTCGATCCAGCCGAGCGCCTCAGCGCCGTACGATCCCACCACCTCCTCACGCGGCGGAGTCATCCACAACGGGGGCGAGGCGTCCTCGGGAACCGCCAGGAACGGCCGCAACCACTCGTACCGCGCCAGCTCGGCCGGGCGCCAGGCCAGCTCCGGACGGGGAGAGAGAAAGGCCAGAGGCAGCGGGTGTCCGGGGGCAGGCGCTGTGAACTTTTCGATCTTTCCGGTCACTTCGGGCTGCCCGGCCGCCAGGTTGCACGGCGCACACGCTGCCACGATGTGTTGCGGATTGTCGCCTGACACGGACCGACCGAGGGTGTGGTGAGCGTGGCCAGCCGGCACGCCAGGGCGCGCGCGCAACGGTGCCTCGCCGATGCACACGCCGGGTAGCTGGAGCTGGCAGCGGTACCCGGCGCGGGAGAGCACGAACCGGCGCAGCTTCCGCCACCGCCTGGTGGAGCCCCCCTCCCACCCCTTGCTCATACCGCATCCTGCCAGGCGTAGGCGGGCGCGCTCGGCTCGGCCGCGATGGGCACCCCGTACAACTCGCTGGTCATGCACTCCACCAGCGCCCGCGTAGCCTGCCCGGCCTGCGCGGCCGGCACCGCGGCCAGAATCTCGTCATGCACCGGGAGCACCACGCCTCCACCCCACGGCGTGGTGCTCCAGCGCAGCAGCGCGTCCACGAGCAGCTCCCGGGCCGTTCCCTGGATCGCATAGTTCGGTGCCTTGTGCGGGTAGTCGCGGGTCAGCCAGATCACGCGCCCGCCGGCCGTCGGGAACTGCGTGGCTCCGCGTTTAACCGCGTCACGCAGCCCCCGGGACCACGCGGTGAGGCCGGGCGTCACCGCGTCGAGCACGTCCACGGCGCTCGCCGCGACCGATTCGCTGACACCAGCACCCCGGGCGCACGCGGGCACCCCTCCGCCGTACAGCCGGCCGAAGACCAGCCGCTTGACGGCGTACCGATCGGCCTTGGTCCATCCCGGTCCCCACACCTCACGGGCGATCACACCATGTAGATCGACTCCCTCAGCGATCATCCGGGCCAGCTCGGCATCCCCGGACAGCGCGGCAGCCACCCGCAGCTCCATGCTGCTGAAATCGGCCGAGATCAGCAGTTGCCCCGGATCCGCGGTGATGCACGCCCGGACCCCACCCTGACGCGGGAGCTGCTGGAGATTGGGCCGTACGCAGGACATCCGGCCGGTATCGGTGCCCAGCGTGTAGATGGTCGGGCGCGCTCGGCCGTCACCCCGGATGACAAGCTGGCGGTACGGCTCCAGGAAGGTCGAGAGCACCGTCTCGTGGTGCCTGTATTCGAGCACAGCGTCCACCAGCGCCCCGGCCTCACCTGAGGTACCCCGGAGCGCGTCCAGGGCGCCAGCGGCCACGCTGGGCTGTCCGTTGGGGTGCCTGGCGCTCGGCTTGGTGTACGGCAGGACAACCCCACGGGCGATGAGCGCGGCGGCCACCTGCCGGTCGCTGCCAGCGTTGTCGACGCCGAATGCGGTGACCCGCTCGTCCGCGATCGCGAGCGCGGCGCCGTGCGTTTCGCGTAGATGATCGACCTGCTCACCGTCGATGCGCAGACCCCGGTGGGTGACCCGTGCGGTGATGCGCTGTACGGCGCGCTCCCGCTCGATCACCTCGGCCGGCAGGGTGGGCAGGCGTACCGCGAGCGCGGCAGTGTCGAGCACGTCCGCGGCGGCGTAGCGGACCATCGTGGTACAGGCCGGATCCACCTGCGCCCACCCGGACCGTTCCCGCGGCGTGGTCGGCCCGATATCGGTCAGCCACCGAGCCGCTTTGAACAGCGCAGCTCGGGCGGCATCGGCCGTGGGTGTCACCGCGTTTGCACGCAGAACAGCGGGAGCGAGCTGTTTGAGCCCGGGATCGCTGCCGGTCGAGCCCGGATCGGCGAGCTTGGCCGGGATCACCGTGTCGTGCATCCGGTCCCACGCGCTCTCGTCCAGCAGCCCTGCCGCGGCGAGCGGCACAAGATCGGCCGTGGCGCTGTGCGCGTGCAAACGCGGTGCCGCAGCGAGCGCGATGCGCGCCATGTCAGCTTGCGCCGGGTCGGTCGCGGCGAAGACCACCGCGCGTTGCGCGTCACCGAGCTGGACGGTGCGCAACTCATGATCGGCGTGCCCCACCGGGTACCCGCTGGTCTCCACGTCCACCGTGAGCGCGCCGCCGGTCCGCTCGATTACGGCAGCCAGCTCGGCACCCGCCGCCGGGAGCGTCACCGCCACCGCGGCCCCGGTCCGATCCACCACCGCGGGCAGCGGGACCGCCGCGCCGGCAGCCTCCAAGATCGCTCGCGCCCGTGCAGCCTCTTTCGCCTCCCTGGCGGGCAGCGTGACGGGTCGTGACTGGTGTGACGGGTGTGAGCCGTTTTGGGGTCGGGCCTCATGTGCGTGCGTGCGCGTGTGTGCGTGCGCGTGAGAGCTAAAAGGGGTAGAACCCGTCACACCCGTCACAGAATCTGTGGTGACGGGTTCTGCCTGCGGTTCTACCCGTGACGGGTTTACCGGCGAACCCGTCACTAACCCGTCACCAGAGGGTGTCAACCCGTCACAAGGCAACTCGCCGGTAACAACTGCCGGGACGATCGGGCCCACTGAGCCCGGCCAGCCGTGCTGACGCAACCGCAACGCGCGGCGCTTTCCCGTCCGGGTGTGCACCGCCGGATAGCCTCTGCGGGTCAGCTCGCGGCCCCACCGCGTCTCGCTGGGCAACCGGCCCGGCGCCAACGCGCCGTTGCGCGCCCACACCACAAAAGCCTCATATAGCGCGCGGCTACGCTCACCGGACGCGTCCGGCTCGGTCGCGTCGTCCAGCCATTGGGCGATCGGGTCCTGCTCAGCGGCGATCTCCTCCGCGCGGTACCGGTACGCCTCCGGCGCCGCTGAGGTGAGCGCGCTGCTCGGCTCGGCCAGCCACATTCCGGCCTCGCGCATCATCGCGGCCAGCACGCCGGGCGCCTCGATCCGCCACGCGCGCTCGCTCGGGTGCCCGATGGCGGTCCGGGTGGCGATCACCCGCTCCGGATCTCCCTCGCACGGGATCAGCCGCACCCGGGCACGCACCGCCGGATCGGTCAGTACCGGTTCATCGTTGGCGGTCAGTACGAGCGTGTGCGTGGGCGCCCAGGTGACCGGGTCCTTGTTCATAGCATTGGCGGTCAGCTCACCCCCGCCGGTCAGTTGCTTGAGCCGTTCCTCGGCTATCCGCCCCTCCCGCGGCCCTTCATCGATGAACGACAGCCGGCGACCCATCAACGCGTAGACGATCGACGCGTGTGTCTTGGCCACCTCGCTGCCGAGCAGCCGCGGGTCCGCCGCGTGGGCGTAGGTGCCGAGCACGGACATCAGCAGCGCGATCACCTGCGTCTTGCCCCGGTCGCGTTCGCCCACCAGGATCGGCAGTGCCTTATCGCTGTACCCGGTCAGCGCGATGGACAGCACCCGCAGTGCCCACGCGCGCAGCTCCGGGTCCGGCCACACGGCCGCGGTGAAGGCGTCCCAGAGTGGCGTGGGGCGTACGTCCGGCGCGACCGCGGCCGAGTGCCGGTGCGGGGTCGCCGGATCGATCCTGGCGGCCGTGGGCACCTCGCGTGAGGCCCGTAGGTCCCACCCGACACCGCCGGCCCACAACAGCCACGGCTCCCTGTCAAGATCAGTGATTGCCAGCGTGCTCGGGTGCGCCCCGCCCCGGACCCGCGCCCGGATCTTCTTGCTGAACGCGCCGGCCGGGCCGGCGGACATGAACCGTTTGCGCCGCTCGGCCTGATCGCGCGCCTCGCTGCCTTTCTCACCGTCCGGGTTGCCGTGTGGCATCAGGTCAGCCAGCAGCGCCACCGCCCACTCCTCCAGCTCGGTCCGGCTGACCCAGACCTCCGGCCCGCGCAGCAGCCACAGCCGGGCGTCATGCGCGTAGCGCAGGATCGGCTGTGTGCGCGCCAGCACGGCATCGGCCATGGTCTGATCGAGATGGCCGCGCGGATCGAACGGGTGTGCGCCGATGATCTCCAGCGGGTGGAGCTCGCGCGGCGGCTCGATCGGCTCGGGCTGATCCTCTCCCGGCCGGTCGTCTGCCGGCGCTGGAGCGGCCATGGGCACGGAACCGATGACCAGGCAGGGATCGCGGTCGACTGGCCGCGCGCCCACCACCGTGACGGCCTTGCGCGCGGAGGTGAGCATCATCCGGGCGAACTCGTCCCCTCGGTGCTCGCCTGCGGTGAGTGCCTCCCAGCATGCCGACAGCGCGCCGAGCGCGGCGCCGGCCCCGGGGTGTCCGGCCGCACCGAGCTGGACCAGGTGGTGGGTCCGCTCGGTCGCGGTGTCGTGCCGCCCGCCGGTAGTTGCGCGCGCAAGTAAAACTCGAGAATTTTCCGCCGCGCTGGCCATCTCGGCGCACGCCGCCCGCTCGTCAGCGAGCAGCTCGGCCAGCAGCGCCCGGCCGGCGGCCTCGCCCGCGGCGGCCGGGCCGGTCTCGGTGGCACCCTCGCGCAGTCCGGCCACCCACGCCGGGGGAAGCTCGGGCAGTTCGATGGGCTTGGGTACGCCCGCCGCCGGCAGCCCGTCCGGTCCGTACCACCGGTAAAGATTTCCCACCTCGTGGGGCGACGGCCAGACCACGGCGTAGCGGTGGTGCCGCTGGATCACGTCGATGTTCTCGCCGAGCTTGGTGGCGTACCGTCCGGCCGGCACCCGGTAGAACAAGATCCGGCTCGGCCCCGGACCGGTATCGCTGCCCCGGGCCGTGCTGGTCCAGGTGGCTGGCAACGCGCCCCACGCGGCCTCGCGCTCGGCTAGGGTGTCCGCGCCGCGCTTGTCCACCGAACCCTTGACGTAGTGGTCCACGTCGATGCCGATCACGCCGTCCGGCATCCGCAACGCCACGCTCCAGTCCCCGTGCGAGCTGGCCCACTGGACGAGCTGGAGCGGCTCGGTGTCGCGCCCGGCCGCGCCAGTGAACCCGACCGGTGGCGGGTACTTGTCGGCCGGCGGTACCGGGATGATGCACGGCCAACCGGCCTGTGCATAGTCGACCACGCTGTCAGCGAACGGACCGTTCACGACACCCACCATCCGTGCCGAGCCCAGCGAAACACCAGTAATGGCAACGGGCACACGTAGACCGCGTCATGGGCGACGTACACTCCGACCCAGATATCCCGCGGCTCGATATACACAGCCAGTCGGCCTGCCTTGAATCGCTTCACGCTGCTCCCGCCCCGCGCTTGCTGAGTGGATCAGGCACGCCGCAGTCCTTCACCGCCGCGAACAGCGCGTGCCGAGCCGCGTCCCGGGCGTGCCGCATGCCCTTGGTGGGCGTGAGCAGCCCGGCCGCGTCAAGCCGCGCATCGGTCGCCCACGGCTTCACGTCGATCGCCCTGCGCTCGACGCAACCGCTGATGTCTTCCCGAGTCGCCCAGCGCCGGACGAGCGCGTGCACCTCGCGGGTGGTCTGGCCTGCGCTCGGCGTGTGGCTGCGGGCGGCCCGCGGGCCGACCACGAACGGCTCCAGCGCGATCAGCACCGTGAAGTGGTACGACCGGTATAGCCCGTCCAGGATGGCCTCCAGCGAGCCCGGGTCGCACTGCACGACGTCAAGGGCGGCCCAACCGTTGACCCGCGAACCGTTTTCGATGTGGATACCTACGATGCCGACCACCGGACCGGGGTCGATGCCAACCACCCGCATAGCTCCCCTGTGGACAGTCATGGGCATAGCTCCGCATCGGTCGCGGTGAGCTGTGCGGCCATTGCTTGCGCGACAACCGTTCCCCAGCACTCAATGTGCGGCTGGGGGCAGCAGTCGTACACTCCGTACTCATCGACACTCGGCACTAGATCACTGTCGATGCGTACGTGATGCTTCATGGTCGTTTGTGGACAGACCGGCGCGACCCCCGTGAGATCCTCGCTGTCCGTCAGGATGACCCGCCACGCGCTCATGCTGACACCTTCCGTTTCTTGCTGTTCGTCACGGTCACGCCGCCGAGCAGTTGCGTCACGATGCGGGGGTCTTGGAACAGGTCCGCGAGCTGGCCCGCTTTCTCTTGCAGCACAAGGCGTACGCGGCTGTCAATGGTGTTCGCGGCTACGATGTCTATGATCTCGATCGAGTCGTGAATCTCCGAGCCGATCCGGTGGCTACGGTCCTCAGCCTGTAGCGCC